TTTCCCCACCGAACAATATTAGAGGTAACGCTCGATTGAAAGCTGAACTCATTGATTCTAACTTCTTGCTGAATCTTTCCATTAAACAAAAACTGTATAAGATCTGGCCCCACCTTACGAAGCTCGTAGGTATTAATTTCGTTGATCCCGACGACAACCGTAGAGCCCACTCCAGCACCAGTCATAAATGCGGCTGATGATGCTAATCCTATTTCAACGGTATTTACGGTCACTTTTCTGCACTGGATACGAGACGCGATATTTGCCACTTCAAGGGCAAGCATGTTGAAGCTTGTTCCAGTTACAAGATTCATTGCGCTGAATTGAACTCGAGCTTGAATGCCTATGTTTCCACCATCATTTGGCGGAGCCGTTATAACTCTTTGATAATGTCTCTGCGAAGACACAGCCACCTGAAGCTGTCGATACGACTGTGGAAGACCAGTATTCACCTGGGTTTCTGTAACCGTACCAGTTGATCCCTGGGTCCACTGAACCCAATTATTTTCGAGGACATAATTTTGAGTTGGATTGCCTACCGTTGAAGCAGGAACCACGGCACTTGTGGGATCGCCGTCTCCTTCGTAAGCAAATGTCCCGCGATAATTTAATGCGCGGGTTTCAACAGAAGACACATAAGCGTTAACATGGAACTTTCTATAAACATGAATACCAGCACTGGCAGATGAACCTTGTGTTCCCCAAATAATATGTCGTGATACGTTAGCACTAAGAGTCGTCATATCGACTCTGCCACGGAAAGCATCGTCTACATAAATATAAAGAATCGTGCCTTTTTTATAGACTTTGTAATTGTGGTATTCATTCCAATCTACGTTTATTCGAAGGGATGCTCCAGTGTCTAAATCGTTGGCAAGAGTAACCGCACTAGAGGCAACGATAATCTGCCTTGCCCCAGTAATAGTTCCCTCACGAATAAACATCAGTCGAGCATTGTTTGCACCGTCCGAAAGCAAAACCATATTGTGAAACGTTACGTCTGAGCCGTGAGCTCCAGATGTAGTTTCTGCTGTCGTCTTACATTCAAACTCAAAAAACAAATCTCCAGTGTCGATTCCAGATGGCAAATTAAGAGTGTAATTTCTAAGATCCGCCGCAGTGTCTGTAATTGTAAACTCACCAGTAGAAGGAGAGTTGTGTAGTACTGAAGAAGCTCCAGCAGATGTCCAAAGTTCTCCAGTCGTACCACTGTCTGGAGTACGAACCCCAGTCCAAAGTGTCGAGACGGATGCGACTGATGGAACATAATTTCCATCACCATTTAACGTCATGTTTGAGGCGGAACGAATCCAATTTTCTTTACCAGCCGTAAAGGTCGTCATCATTCCAGCTTCCATGCCGTTCAAGGCTAGCTGATTAAATAATCCGGCTTCTTCAGAATCCCCAGTACCAATATCAAAAAAGTTTACGCCGTCATTAGAGAACTGAAGCCTCTTGGTGGAGAAGTTTCCACGAAACCTTGCGTTCGTTGCGCCATTACCAACATTGAAAATAAGATCTTTATTAACCGCGTCGGCGTCTCTTCCAAGTCTTAAATCTCGATCACTAATGCGTGCCATAACTTAAAATCCTCCCTGTCTCGGGGTTCTACTTGTTAAACGAATTTTAAACGTACCGTTGTAATTCGCCCCCGCGACGTTTTCAGAAGTATATCGAGCTTGACCCAAAGAGGTGACTGTAAAATCCACACCCGAAAATCCATGAAAGCTTTCATAACTACAAACCCAGGTGTCAGCATCCTGATCGTAGGTAAGATAGATGTGGCCCGTTTCGTTTCTTACTTCAGAGTCAGTTCTAACGCGTAAAACATAATCAAGAGTCGCCGCTTTAGTGATGATTTTATCAAAAATAATATCCGTGAGATTGGCCGCTGCAACTTGGTTATTTGCAATCGTAATGGTGCGAACCAAATTCGTGTCATTAGCGTCTTCGACCATACTGGAGTCAATGGTCGTGTTAATGCCTAAATCTTCAACGTTTTGATAATTGTTATCGAATCGGAGATTTCTTAAAAGAGTATTTTCACCCGTAACACCAATCTTAATCGCCGTATTTCCAACGGCACTAAATCCAACCCATCGACCAGAATTGATGTCTATTCCAGTATGAAGAATCTCAAGTCCTACGGTCGCTGTGCCCTTGGTATAGGTTATCCCAGGGCGAAAAAATATACCGACGTTATTTGTGACCGTTGAAATCGTGGCATTAACCACAACACTTTGAGTCACCAAAATTCGATTCCCAGCAACAGCACTATTTAAAGCCAGCTGAAGCGTGGCAGTCATGCTCGGGCCAGAGCCTACGATAAAATCGAAGGATGCTATGTCAGCATCTAAAACCGAATCAATGTATTTGAGCCATTCGTCCGTTCGCCAGAATAACCAATTCATTTGTTCGCGAGGAGGACGTTCGTTAGGAAGCCAACCCGCCTGTTTTTTAAGCGCAGAAGGTTCTTGCGTAACGTTTACAAGGTCTGGATTTCCAACTGTCCATTCTAAAAAACTACTTGGTTTTGGCATAATTCACTCCAATCATACAAAACAGCCTCATTTGCGGCCATCCCTAATTAAAGCGGTGGAAGTTGAGCAAATCCACCACCTATATTCACATCCGCTAAAGTTCCAAAACCAGCACTAGGAGCTGTCAAGTTCGGCCCGTCGAACGCAAACGGAAGGCTTGGCGCATAAACAAGGTCCAAAATACGAACTCCTCCAGCTGCTGTTCTCTCCATTTGTTGAAAAATAAAATCAGCAAACTCTTCTGAATATGTGCCGTCTGTTGAAAGCGAGATCACCCCAGGACCAATCACCATAAGATGAACGAAATCGCCTTGCGTCAAAATTCTGAAAGTCGCAATTAACCTTTCCGGGTCACCGTTCGAAATGTTCACACCAATTTTGGCGAGTAGGAATAGTCTATAAAGCTGGTCCTGAAGACCAAGTCGACCCTGGACGACGATTTTTCCAAATAGGTCGAGCTGCCGACCCTCCATTTCAAACACGTCAAGCCGTTCTGACATTGGGAATGCGGCGTTTTCCGTGTCCTGAAGTTGTGCAACGAGGGCTGTGAGCAGGTTTTCAAGGGTGGTTTTGCCCTTATATTGCTCAATCAGCCTGTTAAGAGACTCCTCAACGTGGTCTGAGATTAACTCGATCATATCGTGGCTACCGTTATGTCTGCCAAGTCAATTCTAGCGATTTCTGTTACCAAAATTGCGATGTTCGCATCCCCAGATGGAACTGTGGGCTTCTTAGAGATCAATAAATCTGCCCTTAATATTCCAGGAATCTTTTCAATCGCAAGCTCTGGAATGCCCGTCAAACAAGCCAGAAGATCCGGAAGTGAAATCACATCCTGACCTACGCTTAAGTTATTAATGAATGCCTGAGAGTTGGCTTTAACTAAATCATCACCGTTCACTGGGTAAAAGACAGGATCAATCACAAGATCCCAATCAAGAAGCAGCTCCACAACCGTAGGCCGTGAGAAATAGATCGTATGGGTAAAACCATTCGAGTCGACTACAATTTCTGATTCTGAGCCAAAGGTGGCAATACCAGCCGCCACAGCATTAAAAATTGTGAGCGCAATTTCAGCATCATCGCCACCGAAGACAACAACCTCAACACTGTGGGGTGGTCTTCCGTCCCCGTCGACAACGTCTGAATCGTTTTCAAAAACGATGACCGATTCGACATCCTCCACGAGGGAGACCTGAGCAAAAATGGCACCCAAAGTTCCCGCACCGGCTATCTGTATCTCTTGTTCTCTTCGTATTCGAAGCTCGGCATCCGTTTCACGAGCCCTGCCAGTAGTTCCAGAACTTGGATTCACAGTAGCATCCAGGCCAAAAACTGGTGTTTCGATGACCGTGACCGACCGTTGAGGAGCAACAACCACGCCCACTACAGTAGCTTCGAGATCGCTTGTGCCTTGAATCACACCCGTCGTCGTATTCGTAACCGTCACCACAACCGGAGCGGCTATCAAAAGAAGCGTGTTTGAAATAATCGTCGGCACTGCAATCGGCTGCTTCTGCATTAAAACTTGATAGGTCAAAGTAAAACCAATGCCGAAGCTTCCAGTGACGGCCACATTGCCAATTCCAACAGCCTGGACAGCTTCTAGTGCTGCCAAAACTGCGGCGGCATTGGCTGTATAAGGAATCAATGAGGTTACTTGGCCGGCATAACTGATGGCAAAAGATCCTGAGTCCGGCACAAGACTAAACGTCAACCTATGGACTGCGCTTGTACCTGGAACAAGAGTGACCTCGGCGAGAGTTTCAAAGATGGCTAATGGGTTGCTTCCAACGGAAAGCTGCGTTCCGATGGGAATGGTGGTTCCGATAGTGCCGAAGAAAAGTTCACCATTGACCCGAGTTCTCGTGGCCACTTGTCGAGTCACTCCAACGATTGAACAAACAAGATCTAACTGAGTATCAGAAGCCGTATCTGGGTATTGGCTATTGAAAATCGCTGCAAGCTGCTCCCACAAAAGGGACTCTCGCTCTGAAACAATGCCAATGATTTGTCCGAATACGGATTCTGGTAATAAGTTAATCCCCTGGCCAAGAGAGGCGCGAAGACTGTTTTCAATCTCGGTCTTGATATCTGCTAATCGCTTAATTCGAAAGCCCTGTGGGGTCATGCCAAAAGCCATAATTAAAATGCTCCTATTACTTCGCTAAAGTCGATGCGACCCGCTGCCGTTTCAACACTAAAAATAAGTGTCATAGTTCTGGTTGAGGATTCTACATCAATATCAAATTCGTTGAGCTTCTCGACCCCTGGGGTGTTTAAAATCACACTCTTAAAAATTGTATCGAGTACGATTGGATCCGGGTTTTTCACTAAAATGTGTTCATAATAAGGCACACCGATTCGAGCATCTAAGAACCATTCCCCTAAAAACGTCTGAAGTCTTTGCTTAAGGTGCTGACGAACCGCCTCAGAGCCAGTGGTAAGGGCAAGATCGCCATTAACGAGCTCAATTTCCCAGTTGTCTGTGCCGGTATCTTTTAGTTTTATATCGCTCAAGTTACTGGACCTCCAACACCCGTTACTGGATCACCCCCGGCTGTAAATACGCCCGGTGCCACACTGGCCTTTGTCCCCAATTGTATAGTGAAAATCTCTGTCAATAAATCCTCAAGATACTCGCGATTCTTTTGCTCTTCCCCTGGATCATACCCACTCGGATTTCTAAGCTTATAGGCATTAATGATATTTTGAGCGATCGTTGATATCGGGTCAAAAGCCAAAGTTCTACTCCTTTAATGTATCTAGCCTGCTCTTCACGCTTGTGAGGGCTGAAATCGTTGATGGTGTAAACGGTTGAGGCC